TTTCTAGGGCTATTCAAAGGCTCAAAATGGGTGCATACGCAGGGTTATCTGATACTCCCTGAAGTGCGCCAGACTGCACTCGCCATCGTAGGATTCTACTTTGGTTCATCACAAGTAAAATAAGGAATAATATGTACGGAAGAAAACCAGCAAGTAAAGCAAGTAAGGGTTCATGCGGCGAGCGCAAGGGTTGTGGCTGCAAAGTAAAAGGTAAGTAATGCCCAAGGACGCTTGCTACAAAAAGGTCAAGGCCCGTTACAAGGTCTTCCCATCTGCTTATGCAAGTGGGGCAATCGCTAAGTGCCGCAAGGTAGGAGCCGCCAACTGGGGCAAACGAAAGAATGCAAAGTAATGGCTGTACGGAAAACAAAAGAAGGAGCAGCCCTCAAGCGGTGGTTCAAGGAGGAATGGGTGGATGTCCGCTCAGGAAAGCCCTGCGGACGACAAGCGGGAGAAAAGCGAGGTACGCCATACTGCAGACCATCGAAGCGTGTAAGCTCAAGAACCCCTGTGACTGCGGGTGAGCTGACCCCATCGCAGAAGAAAAAGAAAGTAGCTGAGAAGAAAAGTCTCGGACAACCAGCGGGTAAACCCCGAAGAGTAAAACCAGTACGCAAAAAATAATGGCTGATAAATCCAAGATGAAGTGCAACGTGCCACGCCGTGAAGTCCAGGGCGGGAAGAAATTTGTCGTGAAGGCCTGCGAGGGTGGTAAGGAAAAGCTTATCCGTTTCGGCGATGCTAACATGACAATCAAGAAGGACCGCCCTGCCCGTAAGAAAAGCTACTGCGCTCGTAGCGGTGGCATCAAGGGCAAGTCAAACAAACTATCTGCTAACTACTGGAGCCGCCGAGCCTGGAACTGCTAATGCCTGAATATCGTTCATACGGAGCAAGAGATGACCGCGTTGCCAAGGATGGTGATGTCGGTTTTATTGGTTTCAATAATCGCCTTCGCCCTGACCAGCTTAAGGCGGGGATGCTTTCTGATGCCCAGAATATACGCTTGGACCGTAACGGTGAAGCGCAGGTACGTAAGGGCATCGAGCTTATCGAGGCTCCGTTTGCGGTAGGTGGGGACGTACAACGTCTTCCGACCACTGCCGAGATTGGCGATGGAGTGACTTCTATGCTGCCCACTACCATTGAGTCCGCTAGCCTGACGAGCAATGTAGTATCGCTTGTTCTTAATGAGCCAGCGGTGGAGCCAGGTTATGACTTCCAGGTTGGCGATGAGATTACCGTTGATGGTGTTCAGTCCGTGACTACTGACCCGAATGGCACACATACAATTACTGGCATTACAGATTCGGGTGCTACCAGCACGATTACGTACGCCCTTACTGGTGCTGATGAAGTATACACAACCGCCATTGTCCTGCCCGAAACACTTTCTTTTGATTTGAACGATATTACAACCCAGGCCGTTGTTGGATTCAACATGGTCCTGGACCAAGGTAATGTCACCGAGGTTTACGCAAGCACGGAGTACAGTGACCCAGCTTCCAATGCTAGTCAGTACCTCTTGATTGCATCCAATTTAAAAGTAGTAGCCAAGAACCTCAAAACGGGGGAGACTACCGACATTATTTATCCAGTAGGCGAAACCGTTCCCGTGGAGTCAGATATGATTCAAGCCTTTAACAAGGTATTTATTTTCCGCAACGGTCAGACTGCCCTTGAATGGGACGGGGACCTTTCTGGGACACCTGAGTTCACTAGGGTAGCTAGTGGTGAGTACACTCAGCCAGTACAAATTGTGTGCGCGTCAGGCGAGTTCGCATTAATCGAGAACCGTGGCGTTGTGCATCAGGAAGATGGTGTTTCTGTTGGTAGCATTGTTACTGTAGTAGGTGACAAAACATTGGATGCGGACCAAAGCTCTGGTCTGATTATTGGCTCGGAGTTCACTGTCGCGAAACTATTTGAGGGTGGACCTACTACTTCAATCACGGCGGCGGTCAAGCAGTTAATTTCTGGCGGGGAGTACGATACTCTTTACGAGGTTACAATTACTGCTGCGGGTCACGGCAGGAGCATAGGGGACCCGATTGATATTGCGGGATTCGGTGATACCAAGATTGACGGAAGCCGATTTGTTTCTGATGTATCAGGTGATGACATTGTTTTCTACGTACCGCAAAATCCAAGTATTACAATTAGTGGCGATGAAACAGTAGCCCTGGCTCATGGTTTCGAGTTCTATGTGGACGCTAACAAAACTGACTTGCACATTACCGATGGGGCAAGTTTAACATCTACTCCAGTATTTACTCGCAAGGTATCCGTAGGTCTAGGATTTATCCACATGCCAGCACCGCCTTTTGCGGTATATCACCAGCGAAGGTTGGTAATGCCGTACAGATTCACTGTCAATGATGCACTTGACAGCTTTACATCCAAGGATGCCCTTGATGAAATAATTGCATCCGATATATTGGACAGTGATACCTATGACCAGATTTACGCACAGTACCGCTTCAATGCAGGTACGGCTGACTTCGTTGTTGGACTGCACTCATTCGCTGAGGACCGCTTGCTGGTGTTTAACCGCAACAGCATTCATCTTGTCGAGAATACCACTAACGTACAGGGCGCAAGTACTCGGCTTCTTACTAACGAGGTTGGGTGCGTAGCTCGTAAGTCCATTAGGCAGGTTGGCAATCAGGTTATATTCCTTTCGGATAATGGCGTGTACGGAACCCAATTCCTTGATGAATACAATCTTCGCGGTACTGAAACACCGCTAAGTGAACCAATCAACGAAACCATTCAGCGTATCAACAAGGACGCATGGGAACAATCAGTTGCGACTTACTTTGATAACCGTTACTTTATTGCTGTCCCGCTGGACAATGCTGTTCGTAACAACGCAATCCTGGTATTTAATTTCCTGAACAAACAATGGGAGTCCATTGATACGACTGGTAGTACGGATTGGGATATTGAAAACCTTTTGGTAGCTGGTGACGGTGAACAGCGTGGCGTATATGCAATTAACCGATTCGGCGGTATTCATAAACTGGATGAGCGCGTGGACGGAGAGGACCGCATTGTTACCTTTATTGGTGGCGAGGCTCAGGGTATTGATATACCCGCTGCCCTTACGACCCGTCAGTACACTATCGGGAGCATGGACCGCAAACGCTGGAAGAACTTCGATATTCATGTTCAATCCAGTGAGGACAATACCTCTGATTTTGATATTGACATTGAGACAGAGAATCCCGATACGGTTGAATCCTTGGGTTCATTGTCGGACTACAATAAAACTGAACAGCGCGTGGTTCAGATGTCTGGATTTTCGGATTCCGACCTTAACGGGACATATGTATTTGATTCAGTAGTCAATGGGTTTGATGTTTACCGCCTTAATGGTCCTGGTGCTGGAAGCCTGCCAGCGGTTTCATTCAACGGCTCCATCATCTACGTGTTCAAAACATCCACGTTCTTTCCAGTATATCAATCCATATCAAGTACGCTTGCATCCAACAACTTTACTACCTTGTTCTCCAGTCCTGTTTCTGGCTCATCGGTTGATTCAGTATCGAACGAACCCACCGTACTCCCTATTGGGGAAGATGTTTCTATACGTGGTAGAATAGGGAACCGCCGTGGATACGGCTTACAATTTACAATCAACAACACCAGCGGACGACCCCGTATTCGAGCAATCGAGACTGAAGGAAGTACCGCAATGCGTTCAACACAGAAAGCAATTTAATGGCAACAATAACAGTAACACCAGGCCAGGTTTATGGCCCTACTGATACGGTCACATCTACTGACCTGAATGACCTTGGTAGCCCAACAGCCGCCCTCGATACTGGAACTATCGTGAATGCTGACATATCGGCATCCGCTGATATTGCTGGTAGTAAGTTAGCTAGCGATGCTCTTGCTGCGGCCTATCCCGTTGGCTCCGTGTACATGAATGCCAGTGATTCAACCAACCCTGCGACACTGTTAGGGTTCGGGACATGGGTAGCCTTTGGTGCTGGCAAGGTTCCTGTTGGTATAGATGCAAGTGACGCAGATTTTGATACAGCCGAAGAAACTGGTGGCGCTAAGACGCATACACTTACTGAATCGGAAATTCCATCACACACACACACTTTGCCTATTCAGCCTATTTATAATATCTTTGGTGGGGGCGGTGGGTATCGAACCAGATACGAGCCAGGGGGGACTACAACAACTGCATCAACGGGTGGCGGCCAGTCTCACAACAATCTCCAACCATACATCGTAGTACATATGTGGAAACGAACAGCTTAATATCATGTCAGTAATTACAACAGGAAAAACTTTCGCAAATGGCGAGCAGCTTTCAGCCGACAAGCTGAACCTCATGCTCGATAATGCAACCTTCAGTAATGATGCAGTTGACTTAACCAGCACATTTGTTGACAGTAGCGGAGCAATCGTGGTCAGGGACAGTGGTATTACTACCTCTAAGCTTGCGAATAACGCAGTAACGACCTCTAAAATAAATGACGGAGCAGTAGCATTCGAGAAGCTGGATGATGTCATTGATGATGACACGATGGCAACCGCAAGTGATACTACATTAGCGACTTCGGAAAGCATCAAGGCTTATGTTAATTCCATGCGACCCAAGTTTGTGAATATCACGGGAGCAACGCTTGCGCTTGAAATTACCAAAGCCAATACAGGGTCACAGGACTATACGTATAATATTGCTGACTTTACATCAGACGATTCCGATTTTGCAACTAATAAAATTACTGGCCTTGTTGTAAAGGCATACGCCACCAGTGCGCAGTCTTCAAATATAGTAAGTGCTGAATTTCCAGACGGTGGTTTTAACCCACTTATTAGAGCATCAGCAGATAGCACGGGAGATTTTGACCAAGCCCAGACTACAACAACTGTCCCCATCAACGCTGGGCAAACCTCAATAGACTTCAGACTTGAGGTAAATAATGCACAAACAGTAGCTGCTAGATTCACCCTGGAGGGTTTTATTATCCAGCCTGGTTTGTAGCACTTATCGCATAACAGCTTAATATCATGGAAGTAGATAATCCAGTCCTTAACTCAGCCGTAGCTGCCCTTCACTCAGGGAATCAGCCGCACTTTGTTTCGTTCGTGGATAAGGTAGTAGCTTACTGCAAGGAACACGAAAACGGCAAGGTGCTTGACGGCTGGGAGGATGAAGCCTTGCGTAGTCTCATTGCGTACCACCAAGCCAAGGGAACGCTTGTTGTTATGTCCGATGATGAGGCCGACATTCAGGGGGTTTTCATGTGGTATAATTGCGATGCTGATGACGGGTGGAGCTTTGTATATAACTGGAATGAGGATGCCCCTGACGGTGACGCTATATTCATGGCGTTCTTGTACGCATCCAGCACATCGGCGTGGAAACAAATGCTATTGAAATTTATTGAACGCGAACCTGATTGCCTTACGAAGAAACTCCTTGGAGTTCGCTATCGCCAAGGTAATCCGACTCGTGTTGAATACACCACTAAACTATTTTCAAAAATATTAAAAGCAAAATAAGGAATTATTATGGGAGGCAAAGGACGCGCACCAGCAGCACCACCACCGATTGACCCAGGAAAGTCAATGGGTGAATATTTATTCGGCAAAGGTTTCTCTGGCTACCAGGGTGTAACTGACCCCCGTTTGCAAGAGCGACTCATTGGCGCGGAGGAACAATACCGTCCTCGCTATGCAGCACTGGAGTTACAGGACATTGCTACCTTTGCTCGTGGTCTACCCGCGGGTGAATACGGCGACCCCGAATACGCTGCTCAGGCAGCAAAAGTTCAGGAGCTAGAGCAAAAGCTACAAAGCACTCCAGCGCAACTAGTCAAGTATAAGTCAGGCAAACAGGGCCATAGACGTGGGCTTTACCGCGCTCCCTACAAGGTGGAAAACCCTGAATACAAAAAAATACAGGCCGAGCTTGATGCTGCTACAAGGGGGCTTTCCCAACTTTCCCCAACGCGAACCCAGGAGGCTACTCCTGGTGTGTTTGATTTGCTTGAGGAACAGGCAATGCGGGCAGGCGAACTGCAACGCGAACAGCTAGGTATTCAGCGTGAAGCGGATGTTCGGGCAATCGAAGGCTTTGCCCCTCGTATTGTTGAGGCTTACCGTGAAGCGGACCCATACAGCACAGCATTGGCTGACGCTGCCCAGGAGCAGGCCCTTCGTCTCTTTGGCGAGGCTGAGGGTGAACTATCCCCAGAACGCCGTAGAATCGCACAGCAGGCCGCTAGACAGGCAAGCCTGGCCAGTGGTCGTATTGGCGATGAAAGTGCTGCCGCGGCTGAGGTCCTTGGTCGTGAACAATTCCGTGCTGGTCTTCGTCAGGAGGCTCGTCAGGCTGGTGCTGGTGCATTCGGCCAACAGCGAGCAATCGCTGGTGACATTGGTATGACCCTCTTGGGTCGCCCCTCTTCCGCTATTGGACTAGGTGGACAGACCCTTGGACAGGCAACTGGACTCGCTGGACAGCCAATGGGACCTCAGCTCTTTGACCCCAACGTGGGTA